TAGTGCTAGGTTAGGACTACGTCCTTGAACACTGTCTAGTAGAATTTGACGCTTTAGGTTACTGGTAAAGATATGCTGCTCATGACGTGTTAAGTCTTTAAAGTCTTTACTATCTTTACTAACATCAACTTCCTGCGGTTGCCAGAAAAAGCCTAATTGCTTCTCTGTTAGCTTATCAAATTGCTTATACTTCATAACATCATAACGCTGCATACCTAGCCCTTCATCTAGAAAAGCCATTGCTTCAGTATGATGTTTCTTGCCTTCAGTGTTTAGTACTGACATAGTGTTTACCCTTTTTCTATGTTAAATTACGCAACTATCACAAGCTGCATCGTCGTCGCCTAGCTCAGTAACAGCTAGAGCTTCTTCCTTGAATTCAATTTCGCCTTGTCCGTCATATGTATTAAAATAGTACAACTGTTTGCCGCCGTATTTGTAGAACATGAGCATATGTTGTAGCATTGTACTCATTGGTATCTTTTCATCTTCAAAGTATACAGGATTATAGCTTGTATTAACACTAATACCCTGGTCAATGTATTTTTGTAGTACTGCCATGATCTTTAGGTAACCTTCTGGGCTACGCTGATCCCATAGCAAGTCATATTTGTTTTTAAGACGCTTGTAGTCTGGCACAACTTGCTTTAGAACGCCGTGCTTACTCTGTTTAACACTAACATACGCACGTGGCGGTTCAATGCCATTTGTACTGTTGCTGATCTGCGCACTTGTTTCTGCTGGCATAAGAGCCATTAGTGTACTGTTGCGAATGCCTGTTGTTTTTAGCTGTTCACGTAAGCCGGCCCAGTCCATGCGCTCAACGTGTGGTGTTAGTTCATCTACCTCACGCTTGTATGTCTGGTTTGGTGTTAATCCTAGACCATACTTTGTTTCGCGCACGCCTTCAATATTGCCTTTTTCAACTGCCAAGTTTGCACTTGCTTTGATTAGGTAGTAACTCCATGCTTCTGCCCATTCGTCAATCAATGCCAGGCCTTCAGGGGTAATGTGCTGATATGTTAGGTCATTTTTAGCTAGCCAATAAGCGAAGTTAATAATACCAACGCCAAGTGGACGGCGCTTCATTGTTGACAACTGTGCTGCTAGAACTGGGTAGTTCTGATAGTCAAGTAGTTCGTCTAGCGCACGTACTGCTAAATCACAAGCCTTTTCAAATTCAGCAGGTGTTCGCATATTACCCCAGTTAATTGCTGCTAGTGTGCAAAGGCTGATCTCACCTTCTGGGTCGTTGAAGTCATTCAATGGCTTTGTTGGTAGGTCAATCTCTTGGCAAAGATTTGACTGGTGAATTGGAGCAACTGCTTCAATAAACGCACCATGACTATTGGCATGATCTACGTTCTGCAAATAGATGCGACCTGTGTTTTTGCGTTCCTCTATAAACCCACTGAATAGATCAATAGCAGGAACACTCTTCTTACGTAGACGAGTATTGCGCTCTGCCGTCTCATATAGTTCACGGAAACGGTCTTGATCATTAAAGAATGCGTCATACAACCCTGGAACATCGCTTGGGCTGAATAGGGTAATATTGCCGCTACTTAGCAAACGCTCGTACATTAGCTTGTTAAACTGTACACTGTAGTCTAAATGTCGTACACGATTGTCTTCGGTGCCTTTGTTGTTTTTCAATACTAGTAGGTCTTCAACTTCCAAATGCCAGATAGGATAGTGTAGCGTAGCTGCGCCACCACGGACGCCGCCCTGGCTACATGATTTAACAGCACTCTGGAACATTTTATAGAAAGGAATAACGCCAGTGTGGCTTGTATCACCATTACGTACAGGGCTACCAATGGCACGAATACTGCCGGCGCCGATGCCGATGCCTGCCTTCTGACTTACATATTTTACAATACTACTGCTAGTAGCATTAATACTATCAAGACTATCGCCAGTCTCGATAAGAACGCAACTACTAAACTGACGCTGAGGGCTGCGAACTCCGGCCATAATAGGAGTAGGTAAACTAATATCGAAATTGCTAGAAGCATCGTAAAAGTCCTTTACATAACGCATACGTGTGGCTACTGGGTAATTCTGAAACAGCGTTGCAGCAATCATCATGTATGCTACTTGTGGTGTTTCGAAAATTTCACCAGTAACACGGTTTTGTGTTAGATACTTGCCACGGAATTGTTCCATGCCCACATATGCGATGCTTTCGTCACGATCATGTTTAATGTAATTGTTTAGCTGGTCAATTTCTTCAGGGGAGTATACGCTGAAGAAACTTGGATCGTAATAACCCAAGTTTACATTTCGTTGAGCGATTTCACGCAAATGTGGGGGTTGGAAGTGTCCGTATACTTTCTTACGGAGATGGTAGTTAATTAAACGACCTGCTACCCATTGATAGTTTGGGGTTTCTTCACTAATAAGATCCGCGGCGGCCTTAATAAGTGTTTCCTGAATTTCGTCTGTAGTAATGCCATTGTAAAACTGAAGGTGGCTGCGAATTTCTACTTCGCTTACACTTACGCCGGTAATTCCTTCACAAGCATAAAACACCACTTTGTGCATTTTTTCCAAGTCCAATGGTTCACGTGAACCATTTCTCTTGAGAACGGTTATCTCTTTTGTCATATTCTTACCTTATTGGTTTATAATGATTTTGTTATTATTTGTTGTATGTTTTATTTAATATGGTAGGCAATGGTATTTCTACTACGTTAACTCAGAACTTTTCCAGCTACGCAGTATTTCGCAATCCCGCATCACTTGGTCGTAGTCTTCCACTATTCCATAAGTATAGTTTAAAATGAACTCTTCGTCAACAGAAACTATGAGTCCAATATAAGATTTTTTTGTATTTTGTACCAAGTGTATATCACACGGCCAATCTATTAGTTCCAGTGTTTGTGCCATCCCAATAGCAATCACGTTTTCATCGTAGCTGCCGTTGTGCAGTAGTTCCCAAGGGTCTGGCCAATCATCACTGTTGTAAGGATCAACTACTCTAGTTGCCACGGGCGCCAATCGCCACCACTCTACTAACATCTCCAAACACTGTACATCATCATCTACACTGTCTAGTTCTTTTCTAAATTTACGCCACCCACGCAATCTCTGATCTGGTGACTGAAGCCAAAAGCTCATTGTTCCTCACTTATTCAATGGCATTGAAATTTTCTGCAACCCATGACATTGTAGCTGGGGCAGAGTCAGTTGTGGTATAGTTAAGTACGAACACACCGCCGGTCATTGTTCCACTAAACACATGATCAAGTGCTGCGCCAAAACAGTTTGAAGTATAACTATCATTAATAGTAAATGTATTATCATCATTTAACGCGATTGATAGTGTTCCTTTGCGTCTATTAGATCCCTCCACAAGTGTGTATCTAATTTCAACGTCATCGTAATTGTAGCCACCAGTTGCGGTTGTGTATATTGTAATATATTGAAAATCTTGCGTTGTTGCTGGGGCTATCATTGATTCTGACTTAACAGTATCATAGATTGATTCAGGTGGCTCAGTTGACAGTATTTCTAAATTGTGGTAAAAACCAACAACTGCGCCATCAGCAGGCGCTGTAAGGAATATGACTAACTCATTATTAACATTGTAATCTACAGTGTGTGTCTGAGCGATGCCATCCACCTCTACTATGTATGTGCCTGGCAGGTCGTCTAGATCAACACCAAAATTAAATTCTGTTGTAATCCCATCACCTGATTGTGTTATTGGATCATTACCAATAAAAAGACGCTTTTGGTCTTTGGCATAGCCAAATTCTCCAGACGCTAGTTTTGGTAATTCAACAAAGTTTCCTTGTCTGACACGTTGTCTTGCTGTAACTGTAGTCATATTAATACATCCTATTCTATACTATTATAATGTATTTATGCCATTTCGTAGTATTCAGCAACACGTTCTGCCCATTTTGTTTCCCAAAACTTAAATTCTTCTGGGCCTACTTCAAACAGTTGCCACTCTAAATCTCTGCTGCACATAAAGATAGCTGCGTTTTCAATTTTAGTTTCATACAGTTCATTGTGTGCCATAGCATATGCTGCGGCTTGCATAAAGTAGTCGTCAATCCATTCACGCTTTTTAGGCTTGTTGGTTTGTTTAAAGTCCATGATAGCGGACTGTCCTTTCCAAACACCAACAAGGTCAGTAGTACCGGCGTATAGACCAGGATAGCACAGGTTTACTTCACTGCCCCATACTTCGTCTAAATGTGGTTCAACGTTTTGTTTAACAACTTCTGCCATGTATTGTGATTGTTTGGAGGATTGTCCTGTATACTCTTCATTCTTGACCCAATGTTCAAGTATGGCGTGCATATATGTTCCAGTGTCTGCCGCTTCACGTGTAATACGGGCGGCTTCTTCTACACCAACACGTTTTTTCCAGTTAGCTAGTGCTTCGCGCTTCTCTTTTGGTTTTGTAGCGTCTAAGATAGTTGTAACGCTTGGCACTGGGTCACCAAAAGGATTAGCGTAAAGGCGTTTGCCATTTACGCTTTGTCTTTGAAATTCTTGATACGGATAGGGGGATTTTAATGTTAACATACGTTCTACTCTACACGATTTATGTTAGTGCGTCAAGAACTTCTTTTGTTAATACATAGTGATTTAGTACTAGATTGTGACCATGGTATGTCCAATGATCGTTGTCTTCAGATATACATATACCGGTGGCGGCCAAATGACGAGGACCGCAATTTGAGACTTCGCCTAGCATTTCCCAGACTGACATCTTTTGTATATTTGATATCTGACCGTAAGATACCCACTTGGTAAAATTTAGAACAAATATATGTTCGAAGTTATATAGTTTAGGAAGTTGTTGGTACCATGCTTTTTCGTAGGATAGTTTTTGATCAGAAGCAAGCGAGTAATCTAATAAGAGTTCTGCTAATCGTTCTATATCTTTATTTGATTTTGTTTTTTGTATAGATTTAGAGGTAGCAGAACACCAAATATGCGGAGTTTGCAAATCCATATCGTAGTAATTTTCTGATATAAGTCTAGCTTCCCACTCTAGTTTTGTTGTGTAGGGAGAAATTCCATCAATTAAGATGGATCCGCGGCCAGCATAAGAACTGCTTACAAATATTATATCAGCTCCCCATAGCTTCGCGTCAAGTATAGCCCAAGAAAAGTAGTCAGGGCCGCGGCCGCCACGGGCATAATTTCTATAAGTATGTTGTGGAAATTTTTGGTACAGTTGGTATGTCCAACTATCTCCTAGGTTCTCTACGCCATCTACATATGAACTATAACTACATCCAATGAATGCTATTTTTTTACCAATAGACATACCAGCTGAATGTTTTTCCTGTTACAGTGTTTGAGAGACGCTCAATCTTGTATCCAAGATTACGGAAGTGTTTGATTATTGTATCCATTTGATTTACGGCTGGACGATCTGTGCTTGTACCTTGCCATGCATCAAAGTAACCAACACTGTCTGGATTACTTGCGGTATATGTACCTGCTGTTAATCCCAACTCTGCGTTTGCATTTCCTGCTCCTACTGTATATTGCCAAGTAGTTGAAGCTGGTAGCGTAACTGTTAAAACTAGATAGCTATTTAATTTTGATGCTACTACTCCAGGGATTGCTGCATCATTAATATCTGCGATCACTGCATTAAGGGTAGTACCACTAGCGCCAAGAGTTACTGATGATCCGTTAATAATAACTGTTGCTCCTGGAGTAACTGTTGGATTTTGAACTGTACCAGTGATAGTTACTGCCGGTGTTGATTCTGTCATTACAGTTCCGTCGTTTACGGTTGTTTCATACTCGCCGGTGGCACTTGCAGCAATGATAGCTTCCATTATACTGGTAGCTTCATTAAAAATAATCATATCTTGTTGACTATTTGCTCTAGCTTGCGCTGCGTTTAAACCAACTGTCATTTTTCTAACCCCTTCTTAACCTGCTTGCGGGCAAGTTTACTAACGTGTTTTTTGTCTTTCTCAGGATCAGTTTCTTGGCTTTGGCCTTTACTTTGATCACTGTCAGTGTTGAAGTGGACAACATCGTTCTCAATATTTCTGACAATTGCGAGGTTATTCAATATATCGAATAACGCATTGTCGTCCACGTCATAACCTTGCGCACTTAGTTCTTGTTGAATTAATCCAAAGTTAGCAGTGCTGACCTCTTCACCAGCGATTGTTGTTAGAACATCTAACACTGCTTGGTTGATATCGTCCGCTTCCTTTAGTATTCCAACAAGATCTGTATAACGCATATTAGCCTCTTAGTTTAGCAAATGCTGCTTTTAGCACTGATTTGTTAACTGTGCCATTAGCTTGTGCTTCTTTTACCATACGCATTGCTGCTAGATATGCATCTTCCTTCATCTCGCGACCAGTGTCGTCAAAACTTGCGTCTGCACCGTCTGCGCCTGCAAACTCATCATCAGCAACGCCTGCTTCGATATCTAGATCGCCGCCCATGTCGTCACCAGCTGGCATTTCTGGACCCATGTCTGCACCTGCATCCATGCCCATGTCTGTTGCTACTGGTTGACCTTGTGCTGCTAGTACTGCGTTGCTTACGCCTTCGTTAGCTGCTTTAACTGCTTCAAGTGCTGAGCTAATTGCCGCTTCTGCTGCTGCATTAAATGCTTCTGCTTCTGCTGTACCTACTTCTTCCTTCATAGCATTTGTAATGCTCATTAGGTCTTCAACTTGCATACTTGCCAAGTCTTCTGCCATCTTCTGTAGGTCGTCAGCCATTTGTTTAGCTGCTAGAAGGACTTCTGCCTGATCTAGGTCAGCTGATTCTTTTATTTTGCGCTTCTTTGCTTTTGCTGGCGCAATCTCATTAATGACCATCTTTAGTCCCTCTTTGATTAATAGTAGTTTTTGGTAGTCTTTGTTGCTTGCATCTACGCCACTCTCTTTAAGTGATGTGATACGCTTTGCGGTTGCTTCTTGAACCTTGACTAGTTTTTCTGGTGCTGCTTCAAAGTTGAAATCCATATCGAAGACTTCCTTTAGCGCACGTTGTAGTTTCGCAAATTTGTTCTCTTGCAAATCGTGTAAATTCATGATGATAACCTCGCTAGTTAACTGTATATTGTATTTATGCAGATTAACTAATTTTACAATAATTTTTTAATTTGTGCTTTGATTTGCTTCATTTTATCAACGGCAACACCATGCTTTGTCATAGCAACATCATAACGTGCAGATTCTGAAATCATTTTAGCACGTTGCTTGTGTGCAGCGGCTTCTTCTAGATATGAAGCATACTGAAGATCTAGTTGAATGATACGATTTGTCTTTTGTGTATCTTCACTGTCAAGTTTGTTTTTAACAATAGCCATAGCACTTTCAAATAGTGCTAAGTCTTCTACTGTTGTCTCACCGTCTTCTGTGATACTGTAATATGTTTTCTTGTAGCCGTTGATACTGCGCTTGTTTAGCACAACATTCAATCCGCCAACGCCAAATGAAGTTACTGGTGCTGATTCTTCTACTACTAGCTGCTTTGCTTCTGTTGCTGTAGCACTGTGTAGTTTATTAAGAATGTCGTACATTTCTTGAGCCTCAGGACTTACATTTGCCTTCTCAATACGTGTAACTTTTTCGCCAGACTCATCAATGTAAGTTCTAACTTTGTCAGTCTTTGTCATAGCACTGTTAAGTTTTTCGAGGATATTTTGCATACCCCGCGTTTCTTCTGGTGTTGGCATTTTATAGGCTCCCTTTTAGTCTACTATAATATGTTTTACCCTCGCGAACGCTGCGCTTAACAACGCCCTTGTTAACCAAAGTTTGTGCAATGTATGCTTGGCGCTCTGACAGGTCTTCTTTACATGTTTCTTCACATAACCCTTCCCACACACGGTGTTCGTCGTTTGTTAAGAATACATCAATTCCGCCTGGAGCCTCTACAAGTTTCATTATCCTTGGCCCTTTGTCATTTGTTGTACTAGACTTCTCAGTCTACTAATTTCATCTGTGTTTTGTTGTACACCAGCTGCGTTATTAGCACGTTGCTGATCGTCTGGATTGACTGCCGCACGTGTACCTGTTGCTTTTTTTGCACCGCCTGCTACTGTACGTTGGTTGGATGCTGTTCTTGGTGCTGATGCTAATTTAGCTTGTCTGTTCTGTTGATTAGCAACTGTTGCCATCTGATCTGCTGTTGCTGCACTTTGCCCTGCTATTGTACCCGATGTACCATACGCTTCTTCAACACTTATGTCAATGTAGTCGTTGAATACATCAGCATTATCAGTTTTGATTGCATCAACTAGTGCAAGAGTTTTTGTAAGATTTAGTTCTTTAAGCTGCGCACCAACTGCTTCCTGTGATAGTTCTACACCAAACTTTACATTAGCATATTCTATAATTGTGTCAATAATTGAATTATTTTTTATCTTCATGATCTTGCCTTGTTTAGCTGTGCAACAATTTTACTTGCTGGGTTTATGCGTTTAGTGCGCTGTGCTTTGCGTGTCATACGTTTACCCTTTGAGGCTTTTGTGCGTTTCATAACAAAACGTTTTTTAAGGTCAATAGGAGCAGAACACTGTTGTGGACTTGCTACTACACGACCTTGACGTTTACCAGTGGTGCAACGGAATTTCTTGGTGATACTTTTACCACGCCTTGCAAAGACTACCTTTGCTTCTGTTACAACTGTATTATATGCTTCGCTCAAAAACTTCATGTGTTATTGTCCCAACGTTGTTATCACTGGGGCAACATTGTTTAAATTCATCAGCAATAGAACAATAGTTGAAAGTAAACCAGCGATGACTGAACCGGCGGCACCAATAATTAATTTATTTGATGCTACTTTGTCTGTCTGTTGCTTCTCTACCATTTTCACCATGTTGTCTGCGATCTGATCCACTTTTGTTTCCAAACGTCCGAATTTTTCTTCCAAGGTTTTATATCTCTCTGCACATAAGTCCACATGGGCTTCGAGATTTTCACGCTCTAGTCTTGATGTTGCCATACACTTGCTTCCGCATAATTACAGGCTCATCTATTCGAGAGCCGATTTTCTGTAATCACAGCTCTGCTGTAACTACACTAGTATTTATGCTATTCAGCAATTATGTTAAGTATATGTTTTTAGCTCTGCCTCGTGATATCAATTTTTGTTCATATACATTAATGCTCTCATTAAGTCCAGAATATATTGGAACATTGTCAACATCAAGTATAGCATAGTAAACTCTGTCATCGTTGCGTTGCCAAGCATTTTCTATTTCACAAGTAAAACGCATATGCCATACTGTAGCTGTTCCAGTAAACTCCATACCAAAATCATAGTCGTTTAAGTCTTGATCTGTTAACACTGATACTTTTGGATATAGTGGCTGTGATCTCATACTTAAACACTGTATAAGTGAGTTTAAATTTTGTGCTTGTTTGTATGTTTTTGTTCCGCCCTTGGGATTACTTTCATTTGTGTCAGTAATATCCACAAGTGTGAAAACATTGTATTCAGTTGGTTGCATTAAAGTTCTACAGATTTACCTATAGCGTAACCAGCACCAAATGCTGCTGCTTTTCTCAAGATTGATTTACCAATGCTACGCTTTTTCTTATCATCTATATTTAACCCATTGTCTTTTGCAAAGTTTACAAACAATGGCATCATGTCACTGCGGCGAGCATTTAGTCTAAAATACTTCATAATCTGTGTACCAACTAACTGACGCTGTGCAGTTGATAGCTTGTGCCAGTCTTGTGTTAAACGGCGGGCCGCACGTAATTTAGGATCTTGTATCTTTAGATCGCGTTCCATTTTTAATAGGAATGTTGAAGCATCAGCTGGTGTTATTGTTCCCATCTTAATTTTGTTTAGGAAACCTTTTACTTTTGCATCATTGATATTGACTTTGTTCATTAGCATTTCGCTTTTTTCGCCAGGCATTAAATCAGGACGTTTAACGCTGAAGATAGTCTGATAAAGGTCTGTGCCGCTTGGACTTGGGTTGTTGTATGACCCCAGCTGATTTGTTCTACGTGCATATTCTTTTGCTACAGGAGCATAATTGTAATCTTGACTCATGGCATATAGACTTAGCAAACTTACAAACAAGTGATCTGTTACACTGCGGGCGCCAGCATGGGAGATTTGCTCACGTGTTTTAAACATACGTGCTTCACCCAAACTTTGCATAAATGTTAAACCTTGCTTGCTTGGCTCAACAGTGTGTCCGCCTTCAATTTGAGCCCATTCGCTTGCTGTATATTTTTTATCTGCCACGCTTGTTCTCCGTGTGTAACTCTGGTTGATCATGTGTACCACTGATCTCTTTATATGCTGCGCCTGCTTTGTCCAAGAATCTTTTTAGTTTGTTTAGCTGCTCTGCGTTTGCCGCGGTTACAACCATATCACTATCTGACTGCCCAAACTCATGCGGATCGTCAGTATTTAGATTTGAAATGTATTGTCCAAGTTTATACCAATCCAAGTCACTTTTGGTATCAATAACCAATGTGTTTGCGGGTGCAGTTAATGCAGTTTTTCTATAACCTTCTGGATCAGGTTCTATCTCTTTTGCTTCATTAAATGCTACATCTGTTGCTACTTTTGCTTTTTCGGCATCAGGATGTTTAGGATTAATAGTTACAACTTCACCGTTGATTAGTTCGCTGATGTTAGCACTTTTGCCAATCTTGTCTAATAGTTGATGTAGTTTGTCGTTAGCATCGTAACCAGTAGTTTCATAATCACTTTTGCCACGAACTTCTGTACGTTTATTTGTTTCTGTATCTAATATGTGTAGGATATACATATCATCGGCACGTTCTAGCTGTATCTTGTAACCTTCACTCATATGCTTGAAATAGTTTACTTGCTTTTCACGCTTTTCAGCACCAGCACGACTATCATATGTGCCAAGGTTCTTACCCTTTTTGCTGTATAGTCTAAACTGGTCGCCCATTTTACGGATAACTTCATCAAGTTCAGTTTCGCTTAAATCACTTAAATTTACATCATATAGATTATCGTCGCGCACATGACGACGTTTACGTGGATCACGGTGCAGGCGCTTTTTTGTTCCGCCAAGGATGATTTCATCTATTTTCATTATCTTGATTCTCGCAGTTTTTTAATGCCACGGATGAATCTATCACTGTCGCGATTTTTAATGCTTAGTAGTATACGCTTGTTTAAGTCTGCTGCTGTTTCAGAATCGAAACTTTCATCAATCATGTCTAGAAGATTAATTAAACCGTTAAGTGCATTGGCACCACGGCTTTCAAGAATCTGTGTTTTATCTTTTGCAGGAGCAATAGAATTAATTTCTTCCAGCAATGATTTAGTGCGCTTTTTCAAGATAGTTCTCCGTTATTATTAACAGTATTTATCTTTTTAACAATATATCGTGTCAATCTTGCTTTTTGAGTATACTGCGCAATCTGTCAGTGTTTTCTACTGCTCGTTCAACCACTGAGTTCTCTGCTAAATTGTTCGATTTACCAACAAGCTCTGTCTTTTTCTTTAGCTTGTCATAGATGCTGCTAGTAGTGGCTGTTTCACTATCCGCTGCATCTTCTTCAAGATCAGTAATACGCAAACCTTCTCTATCAAACTCCAGGTCAACCTTTTGTCCAACACCGCTACTGCTTCGTGTTTTCATAAACTGCACCTGATAACGTCCACGCTCACGCATTGCTTGGCTTGTGAAGATACCAATCACGTTATCTGCTGTCTGAATCTTACTCAAGCCACCACTGATGTGACTGTGATCAAATTCAATTTCTTCTACTGCCGAACGGTTCAACTGCGATGCTGTTGCAAACAATAGCTGATGTTCTACTGCAAAGTTGCGTAGTTCTTCACTTACAAATTTATCTTTAATAAACAAGTCGCTTGGCGGTACTTTGCGTTGTGCTGGCATCATCAAGTCCAGATAGTCAAGTAGCATTGCATCTACCTTGACCCCAGTCTTGACTTCATATTCGCGCATATAACTTGTTAAGTCGTTTACTGTAATACCGTTAGGTAACTGCACAATTTGTAGTCGCCCTGCTTTCTTACCAGTCATACGCACTTTTAAATCAACATCTTCTACATTACGGAATACGTCTTTTGTATTATAACCAGTAAGCATACTGTCAAGACGCATACTACATAGTTCTTCACTAAGTTCCAAACTAATGTATAGCACGTTGTAACCAGCAATCGCCCAGTTAAGTGCCAAGTTTTGCAGGAATAGACTTTTACCGCCGCCTGACGCCGCTGCAAAAATGTTTAGTTCGCCTTTGTTGAATCCGCCGTATAGTTTAGAGTCAATAGCTTTCCAACCAGTACTAATACCGCCACGATTATTGCGCACCGTTTCAATACGATCTGCTGGGCTTGCCCAGTAGTCTGTTCCCATGTGCTTTGCAAGACCTATCTGAACAGCATCTTTAACCATCTTTTCTACTGCGCCAAACTCACCCTTTTCCAGCAAGTCAGCACTGCGTAAGATTGCTGCTTCAAGTGCTTTGTGTTTACAAAACTGTTCAAACTCGTCTACAAACCAGTCTTTGTGTCGCTGATCAACAACATCGCCCAGGCCACGAAGCTCTAGTCCAGTTAGTGCTAGTATCTGTTCGTGAGTAGGTAGCGCACCATACCCCTCTGCGTGTTCTTTTACAAAACTAACAGTTTTACGTAGGCTGCGATCAAAATATTCTGGACTTAGAATACCATTAACACGCACGAACAAATCCTTGTCCTGTGCTAAAAATTCTAGGAATAGTTTTTGTAGTTCTAATGTATATTCTTTTGTTTCGCTCACCTACAATACCTCTGCGCCAATACCCTAATCTTAGTAGGGTTAGTTATTGCACTGTCAAGTATACTCTTAACAGTGAATAGTCTTCCATATTTTATTTGTGCATCGCCAGCATCTTTACAATCTTCCCATTCAGGAAAACTAACATGCCAGCCGCGCTCAATCGCTGCTTCAGTTAACTTGACGCCTGCTTTGTCTCTATCTGGTAACAATATAACACGTTTGTTTAAACTGTCAATAATGTTGCCTTGCTCTATATTCATGCTATTACCACCAACAGCAACACCATCAGTTACGATAGCATCAAGCGGACCTTCAGTTACTATTACTACTGATTTATCTGCTGTTTGACGGTCTAAACCATATACAAAATTCTTTGGCGGCTGTTTTAAATAGTATTTTGTTATATCTTTTGGTGGTGTTCCTGCCCAACGTGCTGTATATCCCACAACCCGTCCCTGATATGTAAACTTCACAATAAAACGCTTGTTCATACGTGCAGGAAGTTTAGCTGGGCTGTATAGAAAACGTTCATCTGTTATATCAAACCCACGCTGTGTTAGATACTCTGCGGCAGCTATCCAATCGTTATCAGGTTCTGGGTAATCCATAAAGGGGAGTGCGCCGTCTGGAAGTTCTATTTCAGGCCAGTCAATAACCACAGGAGCATCGCGACGTTGCTGTCTGTATAGTATAGCCGCCATTTCATCTTCGCGGATTAGCTCTAACTGTAGTCGTTGTACATCACTTTCATCTGCGCCAAACTGCTGTAACAGTTTTTTAAGGCGAAAACTCATACGCTTACCAGGGCTCCATCCAGTAGCGTATCCGCAATTAAAGCAATTATACTGAAATTTCTCTTCCTCAAAGCGGAAACCGCCGCGGCCTTTAGTATCAGGGCGACTCTCACCATTGACAATGCACATAGGACAATTGCCATGCGACCAGCCGCTTGGTGTCGTTTTCCAGTCAAATGGAATTATAGATCGTACGTAATCTGTGATTAGAGCCATACAGTTATATTATACGCGAACGACTATTTTGTCAACTGTTCCTGTGCCTGTATTGTCTATTTTTGCTCTTAAAAATTTTAAGTTGGATTGGATTGTAAATGGTTCTATACCAGTAAAATCATCAAAACTGTGATAGTAGTATTGTGCGCCTAATTCAATATCAAACCAGTCACTTTCTGCAGGGTAGTCACTTGTTGTGCCTTGCAGATAAAACGCACCAGTGTAGTTTGTAGCATATACACCAACTGTAATCATACCATTGCCTTTTCCGTAGTATGCAGGGCCTGTAATAATGCTACTGTAGTTAAAGTTTGTGCCGCTCGCAAAATTTGTGATAACCTGTGTTGTTAATGGAATATATCCTGCGTCATCACTGATTTCTGCTGCAAAGTTTGGACGCATATTCAAATCAGTGTATAGTGGCATAACTAAACCAAACTCGTTTGTGTATGATAACACTAGATCACACATACCAGTATCAGCGTTTAACAGATCATTTGCTGTAATTACAAGTTTAATACTGCCCAGTTCATAATCTGTAATCTGGCAACTCTTGTTAACTAGAGATACACCAGTTTCACGATAAATTAAACTTGCATTAATTGTTATATTGTTAAGTTGTATTGGCTTGCGGTCCTGATTCTTAACAAAGAAAAACAACTGGTTGTCAAAGCCACGATTCAACTTCATCTTGCGATAGTTTGTTGGCGAGTTAACTGTTGTGCCACGTGTTGAATTATATTGTCCTAGACCAGCAGCAACGCCGTGGTCTTGAATGGTGTATAAATCACCCGCTTGATTAATGTTGTAACTTGTACTGTAATTGCTCATATTTTTATCCCAGTTGTTATTAGTATTTATGTGTTTTTAACTAAAAATAGGTGTGCTAAATAGATGTAACATGCACAACAAATATAAAGATCTTCTTGAGGAATATCCATTTTTAACCGTGATCAATTATGCGGGCAATGAGTATCTGGGCATTATGCAAAATATAGATACTCAGATTGCCAGTATGTATATGTATGAACGCATACAATCAATTGAAGACAAGCGAATGTTCTTAACACTTGGAGAAGAATGGTGGTGGGAAACAAATAGAAAACTTCCCATCAATATCGCACTACTAAATCGTTGGCCATTTGGTTACACTTGTCAGAGTTTTACAGTAAAGCAAATGGAAATAGTAGCAGGTCCTGAAGTGCGGTTGCAGGACTGTATTACAAAACGTATTAAACGCCGCAGTATTAACTTAATGAAGAAGAATTTTTAACCAACTGGTTTAGTTGCACAACAATAGCAACTGCATAGCTGACCGCGTGTGCTTTTTTAAAGAAATATTCATCACCCTCTGGTCGCACCCACACTTCCCTAAAAACAGTATCCCAATCTTTACCCAGCAAATATCTTTTAGCTGGACGAATAACTGCCAGTACCGCTGCTAGTTGTTCAACACTGCGTGGTCGCATACGCTGCACAATATCATAATGACCGTGTATGTGGAATAGTTTTTCAACTACTTCTCGATGCTCAAGTAATTCCCACATGGGTTCCATAGACATCAGCTCATCTAGTTCAGCTGGATCTTTAATACTTTCGTATATATTTACATTAAGAATATCAATCTTAAAAAAGCCAAGTTGTTCAGCTTCAGTATAATCCACGGTTGCCAACCCAGTGAACGGATCGTTTGGCACTTCATGAAAGTAAATGCCTGTATTGTGACGTTGCTTACGGCCTTTATTGTTCATCATTGCAGGAGTATGTTTAATAAGTCGCAATAGCTTGTTGCGATCTGCTACGTCAATGTCAATATCAGTGTTTACTATCATAGAGTTGCCTTTTCAAAAATACTGCGTACCCAATTTACATCGTCTTTATTACGGAACATTCGTACTTGCCAATACTGTGGATCTGCATAGTCCACAATCATCTTTGCTTGTTCTGCATTAAGCCTATCCATCATATCCTGTGCATCAGTTGTTGCATATAATACCCATGGACTAACACGACCCGCACAAATATCAAAAACGATCATGTTTGTGGACCCATTTTTAAAGTAGTCTGCCCAATGTCTATTAAGATCTTTCTCTGCCCACGCTTGCATATGCAATATAGTACGTTCTACAGCACGGTCAACACTTTCTGTCTTCAGACGTTCCTTAATCCACGCCGTGAAGTTTCTGTCACTAGTCCATTTATCCAGTTTAACACCGTTTTGTAATAGCCAAGAAGTATAAGCTGGCACATCATCAATTTTTACATCAATACAATATTGGCCAAACTTTACAAATGCACTGTAGTATGTGCTACCAGCGAAATCATCATAGCTCTTGTCTTTTTTACTATTTGTGCCAATGCGATAAAAAAGCTGATATGCACGGAAGCCCAGCTGGACATCTTTATCGTCACGCTGCATATATCTACGCTTGGGCTCACACATATGAACCGCAAGAGTGCTTTCTTTTTTAAATTCTTTGTTGCAGTAATTACACTTGTGCGATGTCATCAGCAAACTTTAAAAACCTCTGGTATTCGTATTCCATCCTATCATTATAAATGATATTTAATTTTTCGCAAATGTTTTTTAAATCTAAATTAAATATGTCAACAACTATACATCTTTTCTCATTCTTTTCGTAATAAGGGGCTATCTTATCTGAGAAAGTTATCTTACGCATCTCATCATGCCTGTCAGGCGATGGTATTTCTGCACCGCCGTGATGAAAACAGTGCTGTAGCTGCCAAAATCTAAGTTCACCAAGTTCAGCATACTTTAATGCATCATTATAGACACTGGCATATATGTGTTCTCTATACACTGGATCGTCCTGATGATGATCATGAACATGCATATCAATAGACTCTTTTACAAAATCCATATCCACGGGTCTCCGTAAATAAGAATTAAAAAACAATTGATATGTTTGTTCAGTGGGTTCTATATAGATTAGATCTACATTTTTATTCTTCCATGGAATTAATTTAGACCATGCACCATAGCTTAACCCAAAGATTGTTCTTTTAGTAAATCCACTAACAAAACTATTAATCCAAGCAAAATCTTCATCCATTTTTTCAATACATTCAATATATTGATGGCTCCAGTGATCTGGATCACTGCTGTGGTTATCCCAGGGATCTGGATGTAAATGTGCTTCCACTAGATTATGTTCTCCGACGATAAAGAAATTACTTTTATAGCTTTCACTTTGCTGTAAAAACCATCCTAGAGCGCCAGTTGGTTGTCCTTCACTACTGTAAATAAACGCATGATTCATTTTAGTAATTTTTTAATGTCTGATTTTTTCATACCAGTCTCTTCCAGTAGATCAATAACTTCTGCTTCAGTGTATTGTGACAGTAGTATTTCAACCTCTTCATCATTCATACTAGGATACATATCAGCAAAGAACTTGAATACTTTATTCTCAGTGCCACGCTTGCCAGGAGCGATCCATTGATGAAACTGTGACTTGCCTAACCCAAGTGCTTGCATTAATTGAAACTGTAGTCTGGGATGATGACGCAATGTGTTAAAATGTGTGTTGACTAGTTCATTAGTCCACTCTAAATAATGCTCTTCAAAGTCTTTGATACTACTCTTAACACTGCTGACATATCTCATTTGTATCCACAGTTGTTTGTCGTATGCAGCACGTTCTTCATCTGACAGGCTATCATACCAACGGCGGTCCTTGGTATCAACAGCTCGCATCTCTTCTTTAATTGTTAGTTTACCAGATGTCATTGATGTCTAATACTTCTGGAATCTTACCTGCTTCTTTTACAATCATAATACAGGGCGATTCAGGCTTATCACTTAGCGGGATGCACAGTAGATGTCCAAATTTTAACTTGGGGGCATGCCATTTAATATCAGTATAAATGTTTGTAATGTCTACGTCAAGATAATTTGGGCTAAATCCGTTAATTGGATTCATTGCAAATGCTTTAAATCCACGATCATTTAAACTCATTAAGCTAACTACTTCAGGATCGCCAACTTCAGGATCACAGATAACAATACTCCAATCCAGTGGAACATTAACTGTATATTCTCCTACACGCAACACTGCGGCAGGGCTGTAGAAACTTTCTAGGAAAATAAGTGGAATAAAAAAGTAATCTACGTTCTTAGGATTTGTATAGTCTAACACGCCATATCGTAGATCGTCTACTGTTTCTGGAATGTCATCCAATTCATATGTTGTATTTTCAACTGTTAGAATTCTCATTTATAATTTACTTTCTCTATAGTATATGGGTAGTTCGCCTCGGCGTAAAACTTTTTACGCTCTGTTAAATGCTTCTTGCTATACTTGGCAGTGCTAGCCACGTCCCAAATTTCTACGTGGTCTTTGTCTGCGGCTTTGCGTACACCGCGTCCAATACTTTGGATAACTCTTACAAAAGATTTGCCAGGCTCAAGTAGAACCAAGTTAAAGATACGAGGAATGTTAATACCCACGGCAGCCACACCATAGGTTGCAACAGTAATGCTATTGTCGCTTTCATTAATTTCGTCATAAGTTGTTTTCCTGTCTTTGGTTATGCCATGTACAAACTTGGCACCTGGAATATTCTCAACAAGTATCTCGCCACTCTTAATACGATCTACTAGAATAAGAGTGTTGCCTGACTCAGCAATATTTAGTATGAGATCACTGATGTAATCCATGCGTTGCTTGTTTGTGGTGAGGTATGTTAGCTCACTCTGATAGTTTGGGTATATTGCTGTTTCATTAAGTTGTACGATATTAACGTGACAATTACTTAATACGCCCATCTCTTGCAATGTACTTGCTGCTAGTTGATTTACAACTTCACCAAGGCTTGCCTGTAGTGCTACAAACTCATGTGGCGCTTTGGGGATAGTGCCAGTAAGTCCCCAGCGCAATGGAATATGTGCGAAGTCTTTCGTTAGCATTTCTTTAAGTACATCTGCTTTTGCTTGGTGAACTTCGTCAACAATAACACACACTACATCCTCAATAAAGTCTTGTAGTCCAAAGTCCGTCTCACCTTCACGGAAACGCTTTTTAATACTGTTTAAACTTTGCCATGTGCAGATAGTGTGTGTTTTGCCAATCTCTTTTTTATCACCAAAGTAAACGCCAACGTCAAGACCCAAGTTAACATAGTCAGCATATGTTTGCTTTACTAGGTCCTTGTTTGGAACGATAACAATACTGCGCCCATATTGTTCTACTTTATAGCTAAGTGCCGCTGTAATAAGTGTCTTGCCTGCGCCAGTTGCAATCTCTTGTAAGCACTGTGGCGTTTCTAAAAACTTGTTTACAACTTCAATCTGATAGTCACGTAGTGTAACAGGCTGTCCTTCAACAGGGTGTCCTTTGGGCCAAGTGTGGTGTTGAAACGTTGTCTCATCAACTACTTCAAACTGAAGGTTGTGGTGTGTACGATGGTCTTCAATGTTTGGAATGTAGCCTGCGTTCATGATAATGGGCAGCACACGATCCAACAAGTTAACATAGGTAACGCCGCCAACTGTAAAGAAACTCATAGTGCCGTCCCAGCGACCCAGTTTATATGCTGGGGTGTGATAGGCATGTGGAAGGAAGAACTTTAACTCCTTTTCACACTTTTTCCGTGTGTCAAGGTCAAGTCCTTCAATCTTGCAGTTGACTTCGTCTTTGATAATAATATTGCAATTCATATGATTAATATATAACAGAAATTGTAAAGTGTCAAGAATTTAACAACGTATTTTGTTTTTTCCATATATCTACAAAAAATTTAGCAGTTGGTTTTGAGTGATTAAACTTTTTATCAAATGATGTTTGTAAAGAATATATTAACTTATCAAATTCATTATCAAAGTTTGTTATAAAAAATTTATAAGGATCAACAAAAATTATATTACGGTCACCAATACTCTTTATTCTGCTTTGTCGTATTTCACACATTGTTTGCCAGTCTCTATTATTTGGGTGGCTGTCTTGTAGTTTTAATTTAGACAGATTTAAAAAATAATTAAAACCTTCTTCTGTCTCTGGATCAAGATGAATAAACACTGCCTTATTCCAATCATCATAGTATGCTTTCAAGTAATAATCAATGATTGATTTATCTTGCATATCATGAAAATGCATATGGCTACGAACAAGATTTATTAACGTAGGGTGGAAGGTGATATCATCTAAATAGCACTTGAATCCATTATAGTCATGTTCGTCATATGAAATGTGATCAGGAGTGGTGGTAGTTGTAACTTCCCACTTATTAAGAGTTGGGGCTATATCTATACCTACTGGCATACAGAACGGTTGCTGTCCAAGCAACCAGGTGAAGAATTCTCCTCCTGATCCAGATGAATAAACTATGTTTACTATATTATTCTTCATACTAATATGCAGTGCCTATGTAACATTCTTTTGATTCCACGCATCTATCAACCATCCCAATACTGATGGGTTTATAGACACATTAAATACATTATATATAAACGTTGCTATCTTATCAGATACCCCGTCGTTCAGAACTATTTCAGATATATCAATAGTAAGACAGTTTCTATTACCAAATCTTTCTAAAAAATAATTATATGCACCAGTAGTCTTATTATTTTTTAGCATAGATAATTGGGGTGCCAATCCACTTAAATCAGTAATAACAATAAATCCTGCCGTACCCCACCTATCATAATAGATATCTAAAAATGTATCAATCATTGAAATTCTTTCATAAGGATAAAAGATACATTCGCCATGATCTCTATTTACATTTATTTTATCATTATCTATAAATTCATGATTTACTCTATCAGTAGACTCCATAGATATACCTTTACCATGCACTGCTGGGTCCCACGACCATTTGTTATTCTTTGAAACTCCACACAGTGTTACCTGATTGAATCCAGGAAAGGTACTTATTGCCCAGCCCAGAAATTCTCCACCAGCGCCCGGCGGATATACTAACGTCAGATTTCTATTAAAAGTTGCCATATCTTATTTAACAAAAAAACCCCCCGTAAGGGGGGTCTAGTTGGGGTAACTTGTAGTGTTAGCGGCGCACCATGCAAGTGCATTCCGCCATACGCTCCCACTTGTCGCTCATGCTCTTGCGCAGGTCAGCAACCTTGGTAACCATACGCAGGCTAACTTCGCGCATACGGTGCTGGTTGTTGGAGATAAAGTCTACAATCTCCGTTTCCTGCTCCTTGGTGAAGTCATACTCGTTGAGCATACCATCTGCAACAATCTGGCGGCAGCGCAGGATCTTTTCACGCGGCGTGTCCATAGTCAGGTCCAGATAGTGGCAGCGTGACATAATAGCATCCAAGTGATCTTTGATCTTACCACGCACCTTGTCAAACTTGAGGTTGGTAATAAAGATTACAGCGCCCTTAAACTCAAAGCTATCAGGGATACCTTCACGGCGCAACAGGGCGCTGTCAGTGTTCCAGCTAATACGGCGCTTCTTGCTGCTGTCCAGTGCAGCCTTCAGCAGGTTCAGCGAAGTCTCGTCGTAAAGCACACTGTCGCAGTCATCAAGCACCAGCACGTGACCGCGGTCTGCATAGTTGTAAAGCAACTTATACAAACCAATAGCAGATGCAGCACCTTTCTCAACACCAAACTTGAGACGGTTGCCTGCGAGCTTGTCGAAAATGCTGTTCTTTTCCAGCACAGCCTCAACGCCAAAGCTCTTGCCTACGCCCGGAGGGCCAGTAACAACCATGCCCTTAACAACGCCATCAATGGTCATCTGGGTCATAGTGTCCAGGATCTCAAAACGCTCACGCAGACGTTCTACAATCTCTGCATCCGTTTCAGTGGACTCTACAACAGTGTTATCCACTTCCATAACTTTGGTAGCGGCAGTTTTGCGGGGGGTGCGGGTCTTACGTTCCGTTTTGAAAGCCATCTTAGCCATCTCGTTTTCCTATGTTCTCTGTTAACTTACTCTTACACGATACAGTAAAGTGTCTTGGTTGTCAACAACTTTTTTCAATTAAGGGAGGATTTTTACACGGTTAAACATGGTTTCTTCAGCTAGGTTAAATTTGCCATGCTCGTGACGGTTAACTGTGCCGCGTATACGGATGGTTTTGCCCTCAATAATATCACTGATGTCAGGCTGATCTCTCCACCAGAATTTGACGATGTCTTTATTAGCGTGGATGGTGGTAATCATGTATACGCCGCTGTTCTGGATATATTTACAATCCAGTACTTCAACTTCCAAATCGTAACGATGCCGCACTTGTCCAAAATATTTGCTTTTGAGTCGTAGTTCATCAATACGATCCTCGACCATTTTGCGCTTTTCGTCAATCTTGTTCATGTTGGGGATACTAGCGATAATAGCAACTTGGAAGCTGGTGAGACTGTTGCCAGCAGCAAATGCTTTAGCAACGTTGTTCTCAAAATCAGTGAGTCCGTTGCCAAACTTCTTCATCATGAACTTGGCTTCAAACTTCTCTTTAACTTGTTCTGCCTGCGCAAGGTATTCAGCGGATGGTTGCTCACCTGCTTTCATTGCGTTCATAACTTGAGTTTTGGTATCTTCTACAGTGTGAGTGTAGTTGCCTTCACTGTCGTATACATTATAGCCTTCGCCGCTGCGGACAAATCCATGCTTGTCGTATACACTTAGCGCAATCGCAAGTGTTTGAACGGGATTGTATTCAGCAACAGCGTTTAGTAGTTCTTGTTTAGTCATCTCTATATGTCCTATATTGGCCCCTGTGACAGGTCCTGTCCTAATCATACACTCATTATGCTATAACCAAAGCGTCTTGTCAAGAAAAAAAATGCCTCCCGTAGGAGGCAGTTGGGGTAACCAAATGTCACAAAGGTTACAAACTAATGTCTTCTAAACCAGCAGCTCGTAGTTTTACAATGTTATTGATTTGAAACTGCTTGGCTTCTAGTGCTTTAATAAGTCCAATAAACTTGTTACGCACAAGGCTAAAATCGTTAATCAAATACTGCATATCAACAACCTCTTGTTCACCGTCTACATAACGTTCTGCGTCACGGCTACTAAGTGCTTTGTTGTATGCTTCTAAAAACTTGCGAAACTTCTGACTGCGAAGTTTACGCATTTCGGTGTTTAAATGTTCAAGTATCGCTTCTACTTCCTGCAACTGATTGAAACGATGTTCAACAATACCAGGCATATCACGACTTTGTTTTTCAAGGTTGCCCTTCATTGAACATTCAAATTTTGCTTCAGCTAGTTGCTGTTCAAAGTAGGAGATCGCGTTAACGATCTCCCCCATGTTAGCAGTAACTTTACGATACCATGAACTCATTTAATCCCAATCTTCTTCGTCTTCAGTTTCCCATGATTCTTCATCATGTTCACTTAACAGCATATCAAGTGCTTTGTCAAGATAATTACATGCATCAACAATTTCTTCGCTGTTTGCACGAAGGTCAATGCCATAGTCGTCAAGTCTGTCAAGAAACACTTCCGCCCAGTGTAGACGTTCCTTTTCAGGAATAAGTGGTTTTGCTGCACTATAGATTGAAATCAATGCTTCTAGATCAGTGTCATTCAGCTTCATTAGAATTCTCCACAATTAAGTCAATTTCTTCTTGTTCCAGTGAACCGCCAGAATCCTTAATCTCGTCTGGCAGTTGATCCCATTCAGCCATGATAAGGTCCAAATGGTCGTCCTCGTTCTTTTCCCATGCTTTGCGGAATTTAGCAATAACTTCACCAGTAACTGGACTAATGTACTGTAGCCTATTACCAGTTTTTGTTAACACACCTTTTGCTTCAAAGAAATCAACTAGTCCGCTGTATGGGCTCATACCAGTTTCATACGGAATTTCAACTTGCACACTTTCAAATGGTTTCGCATAACGTGTTTTCATTACTTTACACGCTGCACGAATGCCGTGAACTTGTGATGTTTTGTTGCCATCCGAGTCTGTTTTTAGCTTTAGTTTACGCATTGCTAATACAATACTTGATGCATAGATAAAGCCTTGTCCACCTGAGATTTTATCATCTGGATCAAACATGTCTTGACTTGCATACGTATGGTTAGTTGCAACAAAACCTACATTGTATTCGCCTAACATGTTTACAGTATTACGAACAAGCGATGTAAGTGCCTTGGGTTTGCGGCCCATGTCGCCCTTCATGTCACCTTTCTGGAATTGATCTACGTCTGTGGGTGTTAGCAACATTCCAAGACTGTCAACTACAAAAAGGATTTTAGGACGATCTGCTTTGTCTTTATCAGCATACTCTGATTTGTAGTCTTTCATGAAGTCACTGACAACTTTAGCAACATCGTCGATCATTGCCAAGTTTAGTTTAAGTAGCTTATCTTCACTTGTATCTACATTCAGTGCGTGTAGCCACTTTTCGTCTAGTGCGTTTTCACTGTCAATAAGAACAACAAAAATGCCCTGTTCTTGTGCGTGTCTTACTAGATTACCTGATGCAATGTATGATTTACCCGCACCTGATTCTCCCGCAAACACTGTTACTTTGCCAAGAGGAATACCTTTATTGAAGTCACCGCTGATAAGTTTGTTAAGAGTATAATTGCCTGTGCTTACCCAAGTGTCTGGATCGTTAAACCCTACACTCAAGCCTGGCACTGACTTAGTAATACTCTTGCGGAATTTACTAATGTCAAATGGTCGCGCCATGTTTATGAACGCTCCATCTCAGTAATGTCTTTGATAAGTGCAGTTAGTTCCTCTAGTGAGCTGCACAAGATCTTTGCAGATTTCCAATTTTCATTTCTATCACGCCCATTGACGGATACAACAAATCCATTGTCTGCCTGTGCTACGTTAAAATCTTCATCAACTGTAGCCAGTTTGCTTAGATGCTTATTAGCCATAATATTTCTCCATTTTCTGTGCTTTACGTAGTAAGTATTCGGTTGTGTTATTTGAGATCTCAAAAGATCCCAGCAATGCTACTCTTTCTTCCAGGAAAGAATTTTCTATAGCGTGTCTTTTCGCTGGGTTAATAAACCAGACATCTCTTGCTTTCATTTCTACAGACGTACCCTCTGATCTAAATATATGTCTACCTTTCAGCATTATAATAAATCTATAAGTTTTTGTATCATCTATATGTTCTGGTAAGATACAATTGGGTTTCATTGAGGCAACCCTTAGATTATCATATTCTAAAATATTATTATATGGTAGTAATCTTGATATTTCTTTTTGTTTTACGATACTTTGACTATATTTTTCAAAAAAATCTTCATCCGTTATTTCTATATAATTTTGTGAAGATGTTTTTAATTTATTGCCTTCAGTGTATTGTAATAATCTATTCTCAAGATCTCCATTATAATATATTTTTAATATTTTATCAATAGTAATGTTGCCTATTAATCCTAGCTTAATACAACTTGGTAGTAAATTACACAGGATGGCGCCATCCTGTGATTTATTCTTATTCATCATTCTTTACGGTTGCGAATCATCGCAAGGATGTCCTGTGCGCTTGGTTTTGCATCGCCTGATGCTGCTGGTGCTGACTCACGTGCTACTTCCTCATTTGATTTAAATGGGATTTCGTCATCGTAATCTGCTGCTGGAGCAGGAGCAGGGCGTGGCGCTGGCGCAGGGGCCGCTGGGCGTGGTGCTGCTGCCGCAGGTGTTGTGCGAGCCCCAGTCGATGGTGCCTCTACACCGTATGGACGGTAGTAGTTAGCAAAACGCTCTGGGTCGTAAAGCTGACCATCAACACTTGCTTCGAACATTTCAAAGATAGCGTTTAGTTCTTCAGCATTTGGTTTCTTTGGAAGATAGTCGTTCAAGTTGAACAAGCCATACTGTGCGATTGCATCACGTTCAGTTTGGTTTAGACTACGCTCACGACGAGCCCAGTTTGATGTACCATAGTCTGCATAGCCGCCTTTGCTGCCTTTGGCTACTTTAAAGTCAGTGCCGTTTTCATAATCGGTTGGGATTTCTGGGAAATCAGGATCCATTAGTGCAGCACTGATGATCTTAAAGATCTGTGGGCTGATTACAAAACGACGGATTGGATTTTCTGGATTTTCTTCGTCTGTTGGGTTATCAGTTACGAAGCCTTGGAAGATGTATGATTTTTTCTTCCAGTACTTACGTGCAAGGTCTTCCATTGAAGAATCTTTAAACCACGGACGGATTTCAGCATGTACTGGGCATGTTTCATTCCACATTTCAATACATGGAACCTGTACTGTTACAGGTTTGTGTTCATCCCCACCTTTAACGCCTGGGAATTCAAAACGCATCATCTGACGTTCTTTCCAAAAGAACGTATTTGATTCATCTGCGTCTGGGAGGAAGCGTAGTGTTGCAGTTTCGCCTTCTTTGATATTCCAGTGTGCGAAAATTGCGTTGTCGCCAGTGCCTGTTGAACGTGTGCCAGTTTGACGATTTTCTTGTGCGAGTAATTTCGCACGGATTTCTGCTAGTGATGCCATAGTTTTTTCCTTTATTAGCCTATGTTAGTATATAATTTTGCAAACTAATGTTCGCGATTGCCTATGTTAGCCTTTACAGTGTATTACAATTACTGCTCACTGTCAAGCAGTTTTTAGATCACCTATTAGGAAATCTTTTTGCGTAGTGAGAACAATACACTCTCGTCTAGAGCAGATTCAGTTGCTGCCGCTGGCGCTGCCTTTGGCTTTAGTGCAAACATAACGAACTTTGCTAGTACGTTTAGTGATGCTTTGTCTAGATTAAAAACACGCTCACTTAGTTCGCCTAGTACATTTGATAGTTCGTCATTAGTTGTACGTTTAGCAATGAATGACAACATGCTAGCAAGTTTTGCGTAAGCACCCTGTGGACCGCTATATTTTGCTGGATTTTCGTTGTTTGGGTTCTCTGGGTCATTTCTGTCAACGTGTGACATCCCCAGATTTCCGCTTTGGATAATACCGTATAGTTTACCAATAAGTTCTTGCTGCATGTTGTCTCTCTTTCCTGCTTCTGATACGATGCGATTTACGCGGCTTACGATTCTTTGCATTTCTTCTGCGGTAAATGTATCATATAGGAATTGTTCTGTAATGTCAACATCAATTTGTTCTTCCTGGATATTTTCTGATACCTGGAAGTTGTTATAACCTCTTTTTGTTGACAAAGATTTAACAAGTGCCTTGTTTTCTGCAATTCTACTACGAATTGTTTCAACAATGTCCTCGTTACCTTCGTTGACAAGTTTGTTGGCACGTGTATGCTTTACAAACTTGGTTAGATCTGCGATTTCTTCACAGACTGCCAGGATCGCTTTGCCCTTTTCGTCATATGGTGTACCGCCTTCGCTGACGTGCATCGTCATTGCTTTTGCGCCACTCATGTATTTGAATGGAAACGCAAATTTCTCGCCTTGTTCGCTTTCAATGAACAAGCTGTGAATATTACGGCTACGTGAACCTTTAACGCTCTCGTCAACACCTTTGCTATGCTTAATAATTAGTTTAGCATGTGGACTCATTACGTAGCTTGTTTTGATACTACCATACGCTTTGCCAAATGCGCTTTCAACTACACTCTGGTGTGCGAAGTCTTTTGGGGCTATTGCTTTATCAAATTTTCTCACTGTATATTCACCTAAATTTCTATGGGCTGTGGCTTTAATTGCGCCAAGTAACTTTGAGTTACGTGGAATATTGTATCCCTCACCAGCCTGGACTACTACTTCTGTTCTTGCTTCATCTTGACGTATTGATACCATCAAATCCTGATCGTAAGCATAGAAACGTGTTGCTTCTTCTGGGTCCATTGTTTTCAAACCATCTGCTGTAAACAGACGTAGCTTGTAATTAGCACCCTTTAGAATAGCGAATATTTCACTTGCAAGTTGTTCCACTGTAGTTTTCCTTGTTGTTATAACTATTTATGCTATTTGCTCATAAAAAGCTCATTGGCATTGGTTCATCATAGTCGTCATCGTCACTTGTTCCCAAGTATTCAAATGCATCTTCTTCATATTTTGTTATTTCTAATGCCATGCGAACAATAAGCACAAGTGCCATTACCAAATCATCATGCTCGCCTTCTTTTGCTGCAAAACTATTACCACGTGCAATAAATGTTTTAAGTTCACGTAGCAATGGCTTACTGGCAATCTCAATCTTATCTGTTTCAACCCACTGTTTTAATTTAGCACAGGATGATAACTTACTCTTGTGTGTAGTAGTAAATCCTTTACGGAATGAGCGAGTGTTGCCGTGTTTTTTACTTTCACTTAGGAATGTACCAGCAAAGTTTTCCTCGCCAATTTCTTCAACCATAACGAGTCCTGCTTCTCCCAGTGTATTGTTTTCCATACTCCAGTATATTTCGCTCTTTCCGTCAGTTTCTTTTTGTATTTGATTTACAAGTTGTTGTACAATACGCACCTGTTGCTGTATAGGTGTTTTATTATGTTGCCACTCTGCTACTTGATTCATACCTGGCAGTTCATATACTTGTATTGCTGCACTGTCCCCACCAGTGCCTAGACTTGGGTCCAGTGCTACCATATAAATGTGTCCTGGAATTAGTGGTTTATACCATCGTACTTGTCCTTGTTTTGCATATGGATCTTTGGCTTCCATTGTTGCTAACTTCAAACTGTCAATCAATGTTTCGTCAAATGCAATGAATTCGTTTAAGTGTTCACGGCGGAAACGTTCTTCACCAATCTTACCCTGTTCTTCATCTGCCCATTTTTGATCACGATCTGGATGTTGTTTCCAGTCTGCGCTGTAGCTACGGAAACCATTGATGCCAACTTCTTGTTCGTTACCGTATGAATCATAACGTTTATTTGAATCACGCCAGATTTGTGCAAATTGGTCGTCGTCCTGGTTAGGGGTACTTGTGATAATACATTTACCACCAGTTGACAACGTAGGAGACAATGCTGTCCAGAACTCACGTGCAATACTAGGGCGTACGAATGCAAATTCGTCTAAGTATGCTAGTGATATAGAAAGACCGCGTCCCGTGTTATCCGTTGTTGCCTGTGCAATAATACGACTACCGTTGTCAAATTCAATACTACCTTTGTTGTAGCTTGTGACGCCCGCACGTAGATAGTCAGGTAATGTCTCATACGCAAAACGTATACGACTCATGATTTCCGCTGCGCCACTGTATTTGTGTGCTGCGATAAGAATTGTTTGGTCAGCGTTAAACATAGAATACCATAGTAAATATCCTGCTGCCGCTGTTGACTTACCCATCTGTCTGCTGATAAGTGCTATACTGTATTTGTAGTCGTGATACGTGTCAACTAGTTCTTTTTGGTAATCAAAAAGACTAAACTTCATACGTCCCTTTGTAGGGTGTTGAATCCAACAATGTTCTGTCATAAAGTATTTGGGATCCGCTACACACTTTGCTATCTCTAGGATTTGCTCTGGGGTATATGATTCTCTCTGATACGGATCTTTAACTAATTTTGTATCTGCTGTGCCTCTAGCCATAACACTATTTATCCAAAAAAATAGCACCCGTAGGTGCTATTTTGGTCTGTCCTATCGGTAGGACTTATTTCTTTGCTTTGTGTGCTTCGTAAAGTGCTTTCATGTCCTCAACTTTATGTTCAGTGACTTGCACTTTCATGTCTTGTGCATCTAGATAACGCTTTAGACTTAGGTTAACACTCTGTGCGAAATCATATGCATCGCCGTGTACAGTTGGTTCAACTTCGCCAACGCCCTCTGGGGTGTTTGCCCACTCGTCTAATTTTTGTGAGATAACTTCTTCACTCAAGCCTGCGTTGCGCATCATGATTACTAGTTGTGTTGTGTCCATTGTTGGTGACTCAACCATAGTGTCTGTGCAACTGCATGTATCATTACCACATACGTCGCACCATTCTGATTCTTTCATTTCTTCTTTATCCTCTTCAGCGTCTTCCCATGACTCTTCAGTATCACCGTCGCCATCAACATCTAGAAAGTCTGGCTTTGCTGCTTCTTCTACTGATTCATCCCATTCGTTGTTACCATGGCAGTTGCAATCTGGACAATCGCCTTTGCACATGCAACTTCCGCCGTCACAGCATGGGCAACCTTCTTCGCCGTATTCTTTTAGTTCGCGATCTGCTGGACTTGCTACGCTCTGTTCTGTAGCCAGACCTGCAAGACCTAGGATTCTAGCTAGATCATTCATTGTCTTTTTCCTTTTCTTTGCGTAGCTTTAGTAGCTCTTGTACAAACTTTGTGTTATATTTGTCGCCATAATAATCTTCAGCTTTTACAGTTTCTGCTTCACCGTAGCTTGGATCTTCTAGGAGGCTCTTTCCATTGCTTTCGGCGGTAGCTTGCTGTTCTGCTTTTTCTAATGGCTCTTGGTCACTGCGCACTTTCATGAAGCCGTCGCTAATGCCAATTAAATTTTGAATCTCTGTTTGAATTTGATATGCACTCGCTGGAATAGTTGTAGTAAACTCAACAACATGGATCTCATAACCACGTAGCTGTGGGAAATCGTATGGTGTTGATTGCAACATTAGTTTCTTTGGTGCACCAAACTTTTGAACGTTGTACTTTACTAAGTGACGTTCAATACGGTCAAATTCCTCGTTGGTTAGCTCTTTGGCTAACTTAATTCTATATGTATATGTTTTTGCAGATTCCTGCAAATATGATTTGAAAGATTTCATGGCCATGTCTCCTAGTATTACTATTTATCGTTTTGTTTCATTTTTGCCATTATTTCTGCGATCATACTGGCGCGATCACCCACAATCTTGCCCTCAATTGCTGGACTATCATATTCATCATCAGCTTCAGTTGCTTTTTTAATTTTAAGCTGTAGTTCTTTTTCCTGCATATCCAAACGTTGTTTACGCATTTGAAGTTCTACCATCTTTAGCTTCTTATCCATTTTTGCTTGCTTTGCTTGTATAGCGGCTGCTAACATTTTACTAGCACTGTCAAATACTGGTGCTGCGTGGCGATCTTCTACGTTCTTGCCCAAGTCGCATAGTTCTTCAAATGTGTTCATTGCTTTGGTAGCGTATTCATCCATTTCACGATCAAGTTCTTCTAAACCCTGTACAAGAGGCAATGCTGCATCAACACGTTCAGTCAATGCCATCTCGTCTTTATATAACGCTATTTCATTTTGCACTTCTTCCAGCGTTGGTTCAGCGTCTTCATCATCTTCATAGTTGAATTCAATATCTTCAATAGGAGGAAGATTAAATTCTTCTTCAAGTCGTTTTGTCATAATAGCCTTCCTTTATCTTGTCTATTATTAGATTATATAGATGTTTGTGTCCATATTCATTCATATGTTCACATTCACAAAGAAGATTTCCGTTATCTATATCTTTAAATTTTTCTATTATGGTGTGCATTAATAAAGTATTTTCTAAATTTTCATTGTAGTATTTCTTAATTATCTTATCCAATAATGAACCCCCCATAAAATTAAAGGTTAGCCAGAAATAATTCTTATTTGTATATTTCAAATGATTTAATACAGATTCTATTAATGCCAGGTTATTGGCTTGTTGCATAAATGTACTTGAATGATTTATTATATACTTGCTGTAATCACTTAGTGCCTTATTACTGTACACGTGTGGTTTACATTTATAACCAGTAAAGTTGTAGATTGCATCTATACCATCTTTAATCCATTGATCTATATCTTCTGTACCACCATAATAATATAAAGAAAAAGAAATAAATTCTTTTGTAAAATATTCATGATGTATATGAATATCATGTTCTAATAGACTATCTAATATGTTTTCTAAATCATTATCGTTGATTACTGCTTCTAGTGGTATTCTGCCAGATACATCTATAATTCTTGGTTCGAAAATAAATAATTTCATATTTTCATCGGTAATTATGCCGCTTCTAAGTAGTTTGTTAAACGCAAATAATAACTCTAAATTATCACAACCTGGTAAACCTATCTTTATTAATTCTAATCCTAGGTCTTCTGCTATATAATCAGCAAAGGTTAACTCTAGGTTTGTTTCATCGCATTCGCCAGCAGTATGACTTGTACCTAGTGAAATCATATATGGTACATCTGGTTTTTTTGGTATCACTTCTTCTTCCTTTTGGATCCCTGTGGCTTGTTGAATATTTCATTTTCAGTAATAATGCGGAAACCCAGTCCTTGACTTTTACACCATGCACGTGCTGCTTCCCATTTTGCAGCATTAATAACTGCCTGGGCTTTTTCCATTTGTGAACGTGCTTCACCCAGTATTTGTTTACTGGGCTTTACTTCTACTATCTCAGCACGTTTTTGTCCATTACGATCCTGGTATACTATTAACAGATCTGGTACATAGGTTGTATTTTTTCCAGTGACTGGATTTTTATATGGTATACGATGAGTTTCACTGCCCCAGCCTAATATGGCAGGATGATTGTCGCACATACGAAATACAGCTAATTCCCATCCGCTTCTATAACGCGGCGTTCCTTTGCCTATATATTTACTTGGATTTTGTGGCACATATTCGCCATTTTGGAATTTAGCCATGTGCTATATCCTTACAATGTTTTTATGTCATAGCCCTCATAAGCAAATTCTATGCGATACTGTACAGGATTACTATCACTATAGCTTAGTGTATCACCTTGAACCGCAGTAATTAAAGGGTTAAACAAAGTTATTACGTTGTTGTCTTCTGAACTTGACGTTCTTTTAATACGTATTTTTTGAATATAGAATCTTGAGTCTTGTAATTTCAAGCCACGTTGACTTGCTCCAAAAACAAAACTGTCCTGTATAATATCGTCAGTTAATTGTGCTCTTCCAAAAGTATCATTCATTGGACCATCATAATAGTATGCTGCGTATTTTTTAAGGAAGTCTTCAATTTGTGCATCACGTGTATCATAAGCACTAATATAAATTGGAGTATAGTCAACGCCAGTATTAGCTAAACGCTTTTTGTTGTATTGATTCATGATGGTTGTTTTAAAGATAACGCCCGGCATCTGAACTTCGGAAATTCTCGTAAGCTGAAGGGTCTGGATGGCATTTCCAGACCCTCCGCGATAATCAATTTCAACACTGAATTGAAACTTGCTTCTAGGTATAAATGACTGTGTGCTGCTGCTACCTGATTTGCTCTGGCTGTAGATATCTGCCGCTATTCCTCCTAGAAACTTGCTCATTTAAGCGTCTCTATTAGTTGTTGCCGCCGACGGCGATATCACCCTTTCCAGGTGTTCCAAATGCTAGTACATCATTACCACCTGCACCTTCGTTAGATGCGTTATCATAACGAATGGTTGCAGTAATTTGCACTACGTCACTTGTTGCATAGTTTAGATCACCGTATTGGATACTTGGGATAAAGCAACCTGCTAGTGTCCATGTATCAATTACGTTGTCTGTTTGTGAACCGTCAAGCATTTCAATCTTCATACCGAACTTATAATCTTCACCAGCTTTTGCTGATGCTTGTGTTGCATGGTTTACTTGGCGAGCCATCTGGTTGCCCATAAACGACATAACGTCACTGTTGACGTCATCACGAATTACAAGAGTTACATCTTGCCATGTGTGTTTACCAGCTAAACGAATTTTTGAGTTGTAAACATCAACTGTTACGTCCTCGTGATCTAGAGCTGGGCGTGTTACACTAACAACGTTGCGTGTTACTAGTGAACCAGTTGTACCTTGACCGCCCAGGTTTGTGAATGAAACACGGAAACGGTATTGTAGTTTTGGCATAAGTGTGCCACCAGTCTGTTCTGTTGGGACACCAAAGTTTACTGTTACAGCCATTTATAAATCTCCTTTAAGGTTTGTTTTATATAATGTATTTATGCTTTTTGCTCAAAAAAATAGGGCAGTATTTCTACCGCCCTATTTACTATAATTTTAAGCTATATTTTAGCTTAGTTCGCCTGTGTTAACAATGCGGATTGGAATGTAGATGAATTCCGCTGCTTTTGTTGGTTCAATTGCAACATCAATCCATAGCTCATTACGGTCAATACGTGCTGGTGTGTTGTTTGTTTCATCACATACAACAGCAAAGTCGTATACACCGCGCTGTGCTAGAATATTGCCCATGAAGCCATCAAATGTGCCTTTTGCGTTTCTACGTGTGCTTGTGTCATTTGGTTCGAACAAGTATGGACGACCAATAACTGCAAAACGCTCGCGTAGGTAAGCTGTTAGACGTGCTACGTTTACACGGTCTAGTGCGCTTGCACCTGCTGCTAGTGTCTTCTGACCAAACACGATAATGCCTTCTGCTGGGAAACGAGCAATTGGGTTTAGCTTGTTTTCATACATTGTATCACGTGAACCTTGTGTTAGTGAAACTGCTACAAAGTCACCTTCTGCGTTAATGTAACCAACGTTTGAAGCGTTTTGTACAACACCGCGTGTCAAACCAGCTGGCGCAAACCATTGGTATGAAACGTTATCGCTGTAAGCATATGTGTAAAGTACACTGTGTGATGCTGGAGCAACAACACTATCGCCAGTTGCTGGGTTGGTTGTTAGAACACTTGGATAGTATGCTGCTGCATATGTGCTGCGTCCTACTAGACCATCTTCGCCGTTTTCAGTTGCACTTGTGCCTTGTACCCAAGCAATTGCTGCTGTTGGGTTAGCACGGAATGGTGCGTCAACAATAACAAATGCTGTTTCGTTACGATCACTGTTTAGTGCTACCATTTCGTCAAATAGTTCTGGGTAACCTGGTGCTGCTAGTAGACGGAATTGTACTGTATCTTCACGTAGCTCTGTGCCACTTGCACTTGCTTGCATTGCTGTAACGACAACTTTACGCTGTGCTTTGCGGCCAAATGCGCCTGAACCGTCTGCGTGATTGCCTGCTAGGTTACGCCATTTCCAAGTTGTACCTAGACTTGCATCGTATACACGGACTGTACCACCTGAACGGCACATGTTAATGCCTGTTGTTCCTACTGGGAAGATTAGTGGGTTTGGACCACCTGGTAGAACATCAACTGATGCAACATAATCGCCAGCATTTGTTTCATCTGCATAGATATCACCAAATACTACGCCAGCATTTGTTGCTTGGTCTGTGTTATCTTTTAGTACCCAGTCAGCACCATTATGACGATAAATGGTTGGATATTCACCAGTTGTATTAACCCAATAATCTCCAGCAGTAGCACCTGATGGTGCTACTGAACTATATGTTACTGCTTCGATGCGCGCCCATTTATTTGCGCCACCATCAAGTGCAATTTCAAAAACTTCTAGTTGGTTTAAATCTGGATCGTACCAAACTGTGCCGTCAGTAGGATTGCCTACTGGTTCTGAAGTTGATACTGCGATTACAAATCCGCCTGTTGCTACTGAATCATCAGTTGCGATATCATCCCACTCTGAATTTGTAGCATCATAGCGAGCAATGCCCAATGCACCATCAAGAACTGATACCCAAATATCACCTTCTAATAAATTACGTGTTGCGCCAACACTACCATCTTGGAATACGTCTGATGACGCACCAGATGGACTTGCAGTTTGTACATATAGAACTTGTTGTTGGATAAAATCACCTGCTGATGTAGTATATAGACTTAGATCTAAGTCTAGACCACCACCTGGCTGAGTTGTTTTAACCCAAACATCGCCTGCGACGGCGGCTGCTGGTTGTGAATAGTGTGGTGCATAAGTTGCACTTAGGGCGCCGCCGCCGTTCCATGTGCTGTCTAGGGCTACCCAATTGCCGCCTTGACCAATCCAGTATGAAATTTCTGTTGATGTTGCGCCATTATCAATTACTACTAGGTAATTACCATTAACTACTGTCACTGATGGGCCGCCGCCGCCTGTTGTGATTTCTACTGTTGGTGTTTGTAATACCCAGCTAGAACCATTGTATACAAATAAACCATATGATGTATTTGCTGGATTTAGCCAGTATGTATTGTTTGCAGCTGGACCTACTGGCTCACTTGATTGTGGACGTAGTGCTGCTGTGTCAACGTTTGCACGTACAATGTACGCTGCTGAACTTTGACCTAGGAAAGAATATGCTGCTAGAAGACCGTAGTCGTTTGTTTCGTCACCCTGCACTACTGATCCAGCTACTTTGCGGAAGTCGACATTCCCAAAGTATTGTGTTAGTTCGCGTTGTGATGTGACAAGGACTGGTTTTCCGGCTTGTGATGCTTTGGTATACTTAGCGATACCGTCAGCTTCTGTGCCAGTTGGGTCTGCTTTGTTTTCGCCAGTAGCAATGAATAACATTGGTACTGTGCCTGAACCTGCTGGACCGTAAACTGACTCATCTGTTACTGAAACCTGTACTCCAGGTGAAACTAGATTTGCCATTTTTTAAAGTTCTCCTTATCTTTTTACATGTAAATTCGAGAATCTATGTTCTACTACTATTTATAGCAGACCCCCGAAAAACACGCTGAAATAGGGTTAACTTAGCAGTTTATCCAATAATAAAGCCTAATCCTGCACTACCATCATTGTACAATGTTAGCTCTACTTCTAACTTGTCCATCTCTGCCTGTGCATCGCTGCGTAGTGTATCGGCGTTCATTGTTGTACCGCCCTGTGGGCCTGCGATCTGACTAAACTTGCCACGTGCTTCAGCTAGCATTAACTTAACGTGTGCAAACGCATAGTCTTTGATCCATGGACCAGCATAGTTATCGTTTAGCAAGTTATCGTCTGGACGATAGTTGTAAACGTGCAACACTAGTGTTTCGTCCGTTTTTAGCTTACGATGTAGGATAATGCGGTGATCTTGTGGGCGCCATGTGAACAATATCTCTGATCCGAACAGCCTACCCATAGTTTCGCGGTTTTGCATAAGGAAATCATAAGATGCTAACCCGCCTGCTCTTGCAGATCCCAGTAGATATGAATTCATATATGAGGCATAGAATGGTTCAAAATCACTACCGCTACCAATACCCATGCCACCAGAAGTTCTGCGATAAATGTCTTTAACCTCAGTTACTTCGTTTGGCAATGTGTATTCGTTGACTTCTGAAACTGCTGGTAGAAATACAAAACTTTCCTCAACTGCGTTTTCTGCACGTTGACGATATTTTGCTAAACTCTTTTTAATAGCCAATTCGTAATGCTCTGGGTCAAGCTCTACATCAACCATGCCGCCACCAAGGCGTAGTTCCATTTCTTTGATCAAATCATTTTTTGCGCTCATAATAGATCTCCTTACTACTATTTATAAGAAAAGGGAGGCGTGAGCCTCCCTACGTCTTAGTATATGTGGTTGTTTTACTTAAACACTGCTAGGATAATCGTCTCTTCGTTAAAGCGGCCATTGAGCAATGTTTCAGTAGTCTTAATGTCCGCAAACTCTCGCAACATCTTGGGTTTGGTTGTTTTCTTAAACTTGCCCACTACTTCCGCTGGTTTGCGCAATGTCTTTTGCTGGCTAGTCTTTTCATTGTAGCCAGTTAGGCTGGTGCCTTTAACATCAAACCCAGCTTCATCTTCAGCAATATAAACACCCAGTTTACGATTCTTAGTGTTATACACTACTGCCGCAACCGCACCAATTAGCTGTGCAGGTGGTACACTAGTAATAGCCAAATCGTTATCGCTAATCTTAAACTTGAGTTTGCTAGTCAGTTGTTCAGGGCTCTTGGCTTTAATCTTGCGCGGTGCCTTGGTTACTTTCTGTTCTGCGATAATCATATCACAAGCGTCAATGATCTTCTTAAACAGTTCAAGTGCTGCTTTCTTTTGGGCAGTGCTATAGTGGGAATAGCCTTCTTTGATCTGTTCCCACTCGTCCTGCTCCTTTTCAGTCATCTTTTTAAGCTGACTGGCACTGGGTACATTGTTAACGAGCTGCATCTCCGCATAGTCGCCTTCGTAAAACTTACGAATAATACGAGCATGATTAGCTTTTGCTTGAACTTTGACAAGCACTGACTTTGGGTCAAACTCTTTTACAACGCCAGGATCATTAGTGCGAATGAAGTCCTCAACTACATCGTCAATCGCTTCAGCCATGTTGGCTGCTGTTTCACGCATAACTTGTTGAATGCTTGGAGTATGCGTTTTAGCTTTGGCTTTTTCTTTTGCTTCAACTTCAGCTACTTTGCTCATGCCCTCAGCAACAGCCTGGTCAACATACTTTTTAACAAAGTCAGTGACAGGCTTCATCTCGTCACCAGTACCAGGAAGTGACTCCCAGTATTCTGCGTGTTTGGGATTGTATGCTGGCATACCAGTTGACAGTAGCTTGGTTTGGATAGCAACATTGGGGCTAATCCAAACTGCCTTTGCTGCTTTGATCTGCTTGGGAGTATAACCGTTTTCTTTCATCCAGTGATACACGCTAGGCATCAGATCTTTTGGATCAACCTGGTTGTAGTACATGAACTTCAAACGGTCTACTTCACGGTGAAACTTCTCACCGCTCCAGCGTTCCCACCCAGTCCACACTGGATCAGCAAAGCCAGTTTTGCGGTTTACTTTAGCACGTGGTTTTTTCTTAGGGATCTTGACACCAATACTTTTAGCCATTTTAGTCTCCAGTGTTTCTGTTTACATCTTACTATAAAGCATTACGTAATGCTTGTCAATAGCTAAATACGATATAAGGGGAAAAATATGCCACGTTTAAGTCTCTACAAACCATTTAAGGGCAACGATTACAAGTTCATGGATAGAAATATTCGTGAGCAGTTTGATATTGGCGGCACTGCTGTTCATATACACAAATATGTTGGCCCAAAACAAACGCTTAACAGCAATGATCCTACTGAACCAAACTACGGCAGTGGACTGGAGTTAGATCCTACACTTGGCATTGAAGTCAACCCAGAAGGCTGGATCAACGAAACAAAGATACAAGACCTACTGTTCATGGAAAATCGTGACCGCAAGTATGATCCTGACATTTATGAGTTACGTGGCGTATACAACGTAAGTGACAATGATTTTGACTTGAGCCAGTTTGGGTTGTTCCTGACAAACGATACACTGTTTATTACATTCCACATTAACGACATGGTTGAAAAGTTAGGTCGTAAGATTATGCCAGGTGATGTATTTGAGTTGCCGCACTTGCGTGATGACTTGCTGTTAAATCATGATCGTGATGCTGTAAACAAGTTTTATGTAGTACAGGACGCCAACCGTGGTAGTGAAGGTTTTAGTCAGACCTGGTATCCGCATATCTGGCGGGTTAAAGTTAGCCCACTTACAGATACACAAGAATACGCTGACATTCTTGGTACTGCTGGTGATCCAGATAGCTTAAAGAACAAAATTAGTAGCTACAAAACAGAGATCAATATTAGTGATGCTATTGTAGCAAGTGCTGAGGCTGCTGATCCACTGGGTATTCCACTGGCTGAACATTTGTTTGGAGTAGCAGATACCACTGAAGAATATGATCATGGCGAAACTATTCAGACTGGCGATCAGTTCCCACAGGAGCCAAACGATGGCGATTACTTTATAAGAACAGACTTTACTCCAAACAGATTGTTTGTATTCCGTGGTAGTCGTTGGCATAGACTATACGACAATATTAGCGATGTTACTTGGAGTGATAGAACATACAACGCAGGTAGCTTTATTAACAACAATAACACAACTGTTGTGGACAATCAAGAGTTCCCAGAACGTCAGCCACTGAGTCAAGTTATAACACCAAAGACGGATTTTGAATGATGGCAGATTACTTTTACGATAAACAAATACGCAGATATATCCAACAGTTCATTCGCTTGTTTAGTGGATTTAGTGTGCAAATGGGTGTTAGCGATGATCGGTTTCCGATCTTTCAAAAGGTGCCTGTTCGTTATGGTGATATTAGCCGTATGGCAGCACACATTCAGCGTGAAAACAGCGAGAACGTTACCAACACTGTTCCGTTTGTAAGCTGCTATGTGACAAGTTTAGACATGAGTCCATCATATCGCATGGACCAAACACATATAGAAAAATTACCAATATATGAAAAGAAGATTGATCCAGCCACTGGTGAGTATTTAAATGAGGTAGGTAGAACATATACTGTTGAAAGACACATGCCAGTTCCTTATAAGCTGGTAATGAATTGTGATGTCTGGACCAGTAATACTGATCAGAAATTACAATTACTTGAGCAGATACTTGTACTGTTTAACCCAACACTAAACATTCAGACAACCAGCAATGGGCTTGATTGGTCAAGACTTGCGTATGTTGAAATGACAAACACCATCTGGAGCAGTCGCAGTGTTGGCAGTAGTATTGACGATATTATTGATGTTGCTACACTTACATTTGAAATGCCTATCTGGATTAACCCGCCTGCGAAAGTAAAGCAACAAAAACTTATTCACACTGTTTTAAATGAACTGTATAACCTTGATGATGCTGATTTAGATGCGTTTAAAAATCAAGAGCCATTTGATACTTCAACACTACAATATACTGTCATAACATTTGAAGATCGTAAGTTGCGTTATATTGACGGAAATGCCTACTTGTTAAACAGCGCCGGTGTAACAACTGATGATGGTGGCAACACTCTTGAATGGCAAAATGCTCTAATACCGTTTGGTGCATTACGAGAAGGTATTAGTCAACTCCGTCTGCGTAAATCAAATAATCCAGGAGACACAGATAACGACATCATTGGACGTTTGAGTTATCATCCTACTGATCCTAATGCATTAATAGTTGACATTGATGTTGATACATTACCGTCAAACACACTATCGCCAATTACAGGTGTTATTAATCCTGCTAGAAACTTTCCAGGAGATGGAGTTGTGCCAGTGGCGGAAGCAGGACAGAGATATTTGTTACAGAGTGATATGCCAACTGGCGGGGCTTGGGGTGCTGTTGATGGTAAAGTTAATGATATAGTTCAGTACAACGGCAGCGGCTGGATTGTTGTTTTTGATGCTTCAAGTATTAGTGGGCAACATTATGTTTATAACGCTACGTCAGCTGACCAATTGGAGTGGAATGGCACTGACTGGTTCAACAGTTACGAAGGTGTTTATAAGGCGGGTTATTGGAGGATATATCTATAATGGCATACTGGACAGACGAGAATGGATTAAATCATATAGATTATCTAGGGCATATGTGTATACATGAAATGCTAGCACGCCAAGGTCCTGATTTTTATGAGAATAGTCAAGACTGGTTAGTAGAAGTGATGCCGTCTGTTGATGTAGTACATATAGAAATTAGTTTTTTTAATTTAATTTTTTTGCCAATACATATTGCGGCTCTAGTAGATGAATATCCAAACGTATCAAAAGTTATAATAACTAAATCTCCTATTACTTATGAACGACCTGAATATGCATTAGAAACTATATTAAATAATAACAGGCATCAATTATCTAGAGACGTAAATAGTTTTGGTTTTATTAGAGAATTACACGAAACTAGGGATGATATAGAAATAGAAGAGTCGTTACTTGATTTAGAACCGATGCAGATAACCAATTATCATGCGAAACTTATATATCAACGTATGGAAGAGATGTTCTGGAATAAGCAAGATATGCCTGGTCATATGAACACTAGCAAGTTTAATGATTTTGGTACTACTTATTGGTTTTGGTATATGCCACTGCATAGATCAAACGCAATGTACAAATGGCAAGATTTTAAAACCATGATATATTCTAATGCGGTTAAGGTGTAACATTGCAAGCCAGTGGTTGTTTATTTTTAGCAGTTGATACTGGGCGTGTTATGCTACAACAGCGTAGTAATGAATCTAGTCACCCTCGCACCTGGGGCTTCTTTGGAGGTAAGGGCGAGAAGGCTGAACGTCCTATACAGACATTATTGCGTGAACTAGAAGAAGAGATTGGTATGTTACCAGGTGTGGAAAAAGTTTATCCGCTGAATAAGTTTACAAGTCCTGATAAAAAGTTTACTTACAATACTTTTGTTGTCGCTGTATACGAAGAGTTTGTACCAGTATTGAATAACGAAAGCGATGGCTTTTGCTGGGTTAAAATTGGTAACTGGCCGCGTCCACTGCATCCTGGTGTTAAGGCACAATTATTTAATAAAGATATCATAAAGAAAATAAAAACCATCCACAACAACTGTGCTGCGGATGGTTCTAATTGGCTTGATAGTTTCAATTAAGCGTACTTGACCGCGCCTTTGACTTTGATTTTTTCATTGACTAATGAACTTTCTTCAAGTTTTTTGAACATGTAGCCATTAGGTTCAATTCCCATGTCAAGAAGCATGTGAGTAATCTGATTACGGAAAACAAAGTCGGAACCAAGTTTTTTAACTTCTTCAATTATCAGTGCAACGTATTCAAGTTTAGTTTTAGTATCAATCTTAGTCATTTCGCGTGTCCTTTTCTCTAACGCTTACAATACTAATATAAGCAATGTGTCTTGACATTGTCAAGAGTTATTCTTCAGAAACTGTAACTTTTTTTGATTTTATAGTTGGGTCGAATTTCATTGATCTTACCAAATCGTCAACATCAGATTTACGAGTAGCAATTAATACAATCTCACCATCTACACGAACGTAATATGCCATGTTATTTTACCTTTGTGATTAGGGTTTGGAACCCAACTGCTTGTCGATCTTTTGCAAACGATTGTGCATCAGCGTAATCATCAAAATATTCGTCAAACACGAAGCCAGCCATGTTAAAGTTTACACGATACATTATTTGCGACCTTTCAGTAGAGCATGAATGAGTTTTGCTTCTTTACCAGAGATAGGCTTTCGAGAAGTTTTGATTGCCTTCTCAACTGCTTCTTTATTGTAGGACATTATACAGTCTCCTCAAACTTGATATACATACCAACATTCATTTCTGCATTGCGTTTAGCAGCTTCAAATTCTACAAAAGGACCGGCAGAAGTGAACTCGTCAAGCAACCGACCTTCAGGAGTAAACAACATCCAGTTACCGCCGTATACTTTTGAGATACGAACTGATTTGATGCTATTGGTAGCGATAAAGTGGTCTTTGCTGATCTCTTCGAAGGTCATCATGAGCTAGGTTCCTTTTGCTTCCTACAATACTAATATAAGCAATGTGTCTTGGTTTGTCAAC